TACAGGAATGTATAACACTTCTTGTGTTTCTCTAAATATCTTTGTGTTAGACATCAGCTTTGTTACACTTCCTTTATGTCTTGTAAGTGTTTGTGTTGTTGTACTATTTGATGAACTTGTTATATCAAACCCTTCCTCAAAATATCCAACACCATCAAAAGCTAAATAGATAGAACTTATTGCAGGTCTTGATGTTGACCCCTCTTTTGGTGTTGCAGTTGTTTGTACCCAAACATTTACACCATTACTACCAAACGTACCACTAAAACTATATGCTATATAATCTTTTATAAGTTCTCCAATCTCAAATATAACATAATTGTTATTTGCAACTTCGTTTTTTACTAGCTCATAAGTCGTAGAAGGACTTGATTGAAAAGCACCACTATATATTGCGAGTGTTAGATTACAACTTGTTAAACCTGCTGAATTTTCTATTTTAAGATAGACAGGACTGTTTATATTTATTTTTTCTATTGCCATTATAATTCTTTTTCAAAGTCGTTTACAAATGATGCTATTAATTCAGGTGGTAATGTTTCAAATCTTTTCTCAAAAGGTTTTGTAAAAAACAAACTGGGTTTTATGCCTTGTTCAAATATTGATCTTGCTATTATATAATTAAGACCTTTTCTTTTTGTAAACCTACCACCCTCTCCTCTAGGTGCTATACCTTTTCTAACAGTCCACTTATCAAAAGCTGAACTAGGTGGTCTTTTGTTTGTGTACTTAAAAGGTGTATCATATTTTTTCTTTGTACCACTAACTCCTTGATCTTGATAACTACCATATTCTTCCATTATAAATTGTAATATAAAACCTGTATTGTCAGAAAGTAAATTGTAGTCCAATGATTCATAAAGTTTTTTACTTACATTCTTATTACCTCTAGTTAGATTTGCTCGTGATTGTTTTATCACATACTTTGCAAAATCATTCAATACCTTTTTTGTTTCTTGTAATTCCATCAGCAAATACTTATATCGTTTTCAATTAATATATCCATAGTACAAGCCCAACCACCTAATCTATTTTCAAACCTTTCATAAAATGGTTCACATACTGGATCGCCAGATAATTGGTATTTGGATGTATATAGTGATCCTCTACGGAGTAAGTGTATGATTTTGTTTATAACTGCTAGTTGTGTATTGAGTACATCTTGTTCGTTATCATTACCCACAAAAATATCTGTTGTTTCATCTTTATACTCATTAACGACATCCATAGCCATCAATGTAATATTAAATACCATAGCTTGTTCTTGTGCAGTTACTGTATTTACAATAATATGTGCAAGAGGGAATATGGTTTGTTTGGATAAATCTATTTCTGTTATATCTCCAGTTGTTACTGTATTGACATTTGGATCAAGCAACAAATTTGTTTTGATTGTATCTGTCAGTTGGTAAAAACCTCTTATTCCTTGATTGCTCATTTATATTTTCTTTTTAATTCTCTTGCTTCTAATTCGTTTTTCTCTTTCATAAATGTTAGCATTAACAAACATTCGTGTAAACCTAGTTTAGTGATATTTTCAACTCTTGTAATATCGTATTGACAGAGGAAGTAAATTTGTCCAATCCATCCATATTTTCCATTAAAGTTTCCAACTGCCGAGATGGCATCTGCTTCTTGTCCTGAAAATAAGACATCATAACTCTCGATAAGTCTATCCCTAAACGATAAAAAAAAAGCATACTACCGAACACCACATCAAGTGGCATATCTTTCATCAGCTCTTGTCCTTCTCCAGAATATTTTTGTATAGTGTATTTACCACTAAATGATGTATCTATTGGTCTGTATAGAACTGCCATAGCTTTGTGCATATCATCCCAACTTGAAATGTAAGTATCGAGATCAACATACTCTCCCAAGCTCATATCATCAAGGTTCGGTATAAAACCATACTCTACTCCATTCATCATAAATCTTTGTTTGAGTTTTGGTTTCTTATTAAACAGATCGCCAAGTATGTTTGTAACTTTTGTAACATCCCTTAATTTCATTCTAAAAGAATCTTTATGTGGTATGCCACAAAATATCTCAATCATTTTAGTTGCTAGAAAGCTCTCATCTTTGTTTTCTTCTTGAATCTTGTAATACTTTTGATATTGAGAAAGTCTTATTTCTGAAAGTTCTGTAGGAACAATTAATTTAATCTTCATATATATATATCGAAATTGAAGATTGATTTTTGACAAAAAAAAAGGAGGGCGATTAAACCCTCCCAAAACAACTAACTAAAAATTAAAAATCTACTTCATCTTCTCGCTATACGGACTTTTTGGAAAGTCCTTACTTAATATAAATTTAAAATAAATTTCTTTACTAACAAATTCTCTTGTTAGCGGATGTAGATATTTTTTTTTCATTTCTTTTAATAAAATTTTACAACAGGGGAATATTTGCCTTTATAATAACCTTTTTCAAATATAAATCTCCAACCATTGTATTTGAAAGTATATGTTCTATATAAATCATATATCTCTGAATACAAAACCATTTTTCTGTTAGTTTTGTCAAAATCTTTTACTATCCACTCTTTTACAAAAGATGTTGAGTTTGATTTTAATTTTGTGTTAATTTTATAAGCTTCCATTTGTTTATTTTTTTATCAATCTGTCAAGTCGAAAAATTCATCCATACTTCTACATTGAAAGAATAAATCTATTTCATCCCATCCATAAAAACTTATTCCATTTATTGAAATAGCATCTGCATATGTATTATGTTCTTTACAATAGGTGTAGAAATCTTTTTTATTGTTAAATTCAATTACAACCTCTGATGAGATTGGATCTTTATATATTGTTGCTTTTTTAATTTTCATAGTTTTGTTTTTAATTATACTCAAATATACAAGTTTTTTTTTAATTAACAAAATATAATAACTTTTTTTTTATAGACCACAATATCCACTATCACAATCGTTGAAATCATCATCAAATAATTCTACTTGGGTATTCCAGTTTTTTATTTCTTTGTATCTAACACCATTGATCCAGCCATCCCTTTTGTCTCTGTTCAGTTCTTGTTTCTCAAACCAATTCATTTTGTTTGGATGTTTCTGATACATTTTCTTTAACAATAATTTGTTACGATGAAAACAACCAACGCAATTATTCATATATGCGAATCTAACAGGTTTGTCTTTCCAATACTGTTCTATATTGTCTTTATATACTTGATTTGTTATTAAAGGAAATGTTGGTTTTTCCCACTCTATCATACCCCACTTGTTTCTGGATCCTCTTTTTCCAACAATAGTTTTTTGTTCTAACAATCCATTGTGGTTAGTTTTTTCAAGCATTCTTTTTGCTCTAGCTTGTTCATTTGCTCTAAAACCTATTCTGAATTCAGCAGGTTCATTTATTGTTTTTTGCCACCATTTAAATATAGGTATCAACTTCATATTAGTAGTGCAGTATCTATGTAGTTTGTTTGGTAACCATCCACCTTTTGTTTTTACAACTTGGTCGAAAGAAATACCTGTTACCCAATCAATCTTTTTACCTATATATTGTTCTAGGTCTAATATTGTGTAAATAATAATATCTTCTTCAAGTGTACCAATAAATTCAACACCAAGTCTATCTGATACAATCTGTCTAATTTTTTCATCTTTAAATTTGCAATTAGTGTCATCTGTTCTTACTAGAGAAAAAACATTATAATCTGATGGATAATGTGCTGCTATGTATGCACTTGTTTTACCACCACTAATACTATTAACTGTTTTCATCTTATTGCATATTTACCACGATTCGGATTCTCTAGTTGCATCATCAAGGCATATCGAGCTGCATCAATACAATCAGGATGTATGCCTGTTGGTTTCTGGATATTGTTTCCCTCTTTGTCTTTATCCCAAACATATCCTTGTAATTCTCTAATCAAATTCTTTGATCTAGATGTTACATATATTTCATTTTGGTTTATTAGGTTGATACCATAAATTACAGAATCTCTACCTTTTGTTACAGGGAATATTTTATGACCATAACTTCTAATCTCACTTATTGATTTAGGTTCTGCACTATCTGCATATATGTTTTCTGATATTTGTTTGTCTTTTAGAAAATGACTGATGTCTCTATTTAGCATACCTTTTCTATAAAGTAGTTCATCAAATATATAAGAATTATTCCATTTGTATAGTCTTATGAATGTAGATGGATCAACAGAATATCCAAAGTCAAGACCTGCACAAAGAAGTCTAGCATCACTAGGTATATTATCTATTGACTTCCAATCTGGAATACAAGCACCCTCTAAACTTCCT